GCTTTGCTAATTCAAGTGTTGGTTTAAGTATAGGTTCTACAGGAAGTAATGTTACTCATATTCAAACAAGTTATAATGAAGGAACTACTTCACCTTTGACATTAAACCCTTTTGGCGGAAATGTTGGTATTGGACAAACTGATCCAGCTACAACTTTACACATTGGAGATGGTGCTTCTCACTATGTAAGAATAGAAAATGCAGGGAGTGGAGATATTTCGTCAGGGTATCAAATATATAGAGGAAGTTCTGTTGGAATGAGCCTTTATGATAACCCAGCAGATAATACAACAAGTTTACTATGTGCAGGTTCTTTAAACATAAATTGTGGAGGTAGTGGAGCAGATTTACATGTAAATACAAATGGTAAGGTTGGAATTGGAACGTCTAATCCTTCAGAAATGCTACATATATTAGGAGGAGGCAGCGGTCCTGAAGTAAGATTACAAAATTCTTCCGGCTCTCACTATATAAGAGCATACAATGATAATTGGAACTTTTTAGCAAATTCTTCAAATACAGCTATGACTATTAAAAATAGTGGCAATATACTTACACCAAGTCAAGCTTTCTTTATGACAAATCGGGCAGCAGGCAATCAAACTTTTGCTAATGCTGCTTGGGTAGATGTAGACTGGACGGGAGAGCCTTATGACACAGGTGGAAATTATGTTTTATCAACTGGTGTATTTACAGCTCCTATTGCTGGAGTTTATTTATTTACTGGATTAATAGGATTTAATACTATTACAGCAACTAACTATCTATTGGCTAGAATAGTATGCAGTTCAGCTGGTGATTTTTATACAACACATGAACAAAAAAGAGATGGTGGAGGAGATTACGGATATGACCATGCAATATCTCAAATGATTTATTTAGCAGCTTCTGAAACAGTAAAAATGCAAGTATTTGCAGGGAGTGGCGGAGACCATACCTTAATGAGTAGAAGTAATTGGCAAGGGAGGCTACTAGGATAATGACAGTACAACAAATGATAACAAAAATAAAAGAACTTTGTTCAAATGTAACAGATAAGGACTTTGAACCAGAAATGGTAGGAGGAACAGGTAAAATAGAAATTTGGGTAGATACAGAAGGAACAGTAACAATTGGCCGTTGGACTCATGAAGATACACAACCCACAGCAGAACAACTAGAAGGATAACATGGCATTAACAAAAATAAAATCACATTCAGTAGCAGTAAACTCACTGACAGTAGCAAATATAGCAGACAACGCTATAGACGCAACAAAAATAGCTTCGAATAGTATACTTACTCGCCATATAGATGATGCACAAATAACTACAGACCAGATACTTGATGGCACAATAGCAACTGCTGATATTGCAGATGATGCTGTTACAGAAGATAAACTAGCAAATGCGATTAATACTTCTATAGCGGCAAAATTACCATTGGCTGGTGGAACATTAACAGGTGCGTTAACAACAAATGGTGTTATTAATACTGGAACAAGTCATAACTTTGCTCTTAATACTCCAAACTCATTAAGAATTAATATTGATTCTAATAATAGTGCTACAGACCAAATATTTGTAATTGGACATAATCAAACTTCAGTTGATAATAATAATGCTTTGATGACTATTTTAGAATCAGGCAATGTTGGTATTGGAACGAGTAGTCCTACAGCAAAACTAAGCGTAAGTTCTGGTAGTGTTAAAATCGTCAATAGTGGTACAGATGCATATTTCTTAGAAGGTGTAAGAGATGGTGGTAATGTCACATTAAGAATGTATGACAACAGTAATAATTTATATATAGATTCTTACACAAACATGTCATTTAGAGCTAATCAAACTGGTAGTGGCTCAGGTGGAAATTTTTTCTTTGGCGGTGGGAATGTTGGTATTGGATTGCCAAGCGGGTCTCCTGATGCAAGGCTAACTGTCAGTGGAGCAGCAAATTCAGAACAAGTTATTATCACAGGTAACGGTAATCAAAGTAGAGGACTATCAATCTCAACCGCAGCAACGGGCGGACAACAAGATGCCACAGTAATATTTAACGCACAAGATACAGAAAATGTTGCATATCCAGCAATGAAATTTCAAACAGGTGGTGGAGATATATTTCGTTTCCATCATCAGTCAATAATTAATAATGCAAGAGTTGGTTTAACACACCCCTGTGAGTTAATGTTCAATGGTGAATATACAGCAGGGCAACAAGATGTTGCATTAGAAGCTGGTCACGCAGCAAGAATAGAGTTTTTAAAAGATGATTTCTTTAGAATACAAGGAAGTGCAAGTGTATCAGCAGGAGCAGGTGTTAGTTATACAGATAAATTAAAAGTCAACATTGATGCTGGTGGTATTTTATTTGGCTCTGATACAGCAGCGGCAAATACACTTAACGACTATGAAGAAGGAACTTGGACACCAACCTTTGGTGGAGCTTCTGGAAACTACGTGGGTAAATATACAAAAATTGGTGATACAGTTCATCTTTTTTATCATTTCCTAATGAGTGGTGGAATGCCTACAAGTACAGCACAAGTTCAAATAGGTGGGTTGCCCTTTACATCAAGTAGTAGTTATCTTTCATCAGGTTCAATATATGCAAGATATTATACTCCGAATGACTCTACACTAACCACTATTATAATGGATAATGAAAGTGTCATTAGGCTTGTTAATATAAATGAAACCAGTTTTGATTATACTATCTATGGTGAATTAGAAGCATCACATAATAATGCAGTATATATAATAGGACAAATCACATATACAGTTTAATAACTAATATACCTAGTGGATTCTAGGTACGGACATAGGAGAAAAAAATGGCAATAACAAAAGAAATAATAGAAGATAAAATAGAAGTTGTAGGAGACTACAAAACTATACAAGTAAGAACAGCTACTGTAATAAAAGAAGATGGCGTAGAACTTACAAGGTCTTTTCATAGAAAAACTCTTGATTGCGTATCATCTGTAAAAAATGCTAATGATTCTTGGACACATACAGATACAGATGTATCAAGTGAGTCTACAGAAGTTCAAGGCATAGCTACAGCAGTTTGGACAACAACAGTTAAGAACGCTAAGAAAGCAGCTAACGAAGCTGCATAAAAAAAACCCGCTAAGTGCGGGTTTTTCGTTTTATGAACCTTCTACTGGTTCTGCTTCAACCTCATTGGGGTCTTTATCAATGACTTGCTCGAGTCTACTTGTGTAGCCTTCTTTCGCTAATAATAGTCTGTCATGTTGAACTCTAGCTTGATTTAAATCTTGCTCTAATCCTTGTAACAAAGCCACTATCACCTTAGCATCGTCATGCAGTTCCGAGATAATGTATTTCTTGTCGTTAAACATTAATACAGGCTCGCTGTTGGTTACTTCTGTCATTTCCTTCTCCTTATCCAAAAATGTCTTGCCAATTTCCTTGAGTTGTACTCTTTGCGTACTCTGTCGCGCGATTCTCAAAGAAATTTGCGTGCTCCACTGCATTTATCTGTTGGTCCAACCATGGTAACGGATTCTCAGTGCTGTGGAAAATTGCTTTCATACCGAGACCTAAGAGTCTTCTGTCTGCGATATACCTAATATATTCTTTTACTTCTACGGCAGTTAAACCCTCTATGTCTGCGTTATCAAAACAAACATCAATAAAACTATCTTCTAGTTCTACTACTCGTTCTGCTGCACAGTATACTTCGTATTTTAACTTGTCTGTCCAGAGTTCTGGATTTTCAGCTATAAAAGTTCTGAATAGTTTGGACATTCCCTCTACATGTAGAGTCTCGTCCCGAATAGACCATGTGACAATTTGTCCCATGCCTTTCATAAGGTTGTGTCTAGGGAAGTTAAGAAGTATAGCAAAACTACTAAATAGTTGTACTCCCTCTGTAAATCCGCTGTACACAGCCATTGTTTTTGCCATTTCATGCTTATCTCTCATATTAAAATCAGTTAGATACTCATGTTTATCTGACATTGCTTGAATCTCTGTAAACTTTTGATATTCATCATCTGATTTACCCAGAGTTTCTAGTAGTAAAGAGTATGCTTCTTGGTGAACTGCTTCCATTGCAGCAAAGCTCACTAGCATCATTCTTACTTCTGGTTGTTTGAATGTTGGTAAATAGTGCTTTGCATATCCACAACATACATCTACATCTGCCTGAGTAAAGAATCGGAAGATATTATCTACTAATGCTTTATTCTCAGGAGTTAGTTTTTCTTTATAGTCTTTTATATCGTCTTGTAACGGTACTTCTTCTGGCATCCAATGCATTTGTTGTTGCTTTTTATACATCTCAAATGCCCAAGGGTAGTTAAAAGGTTTATAATAGTCTCTTTCTTCTAATAAGTTCATTTATCCCTCACAACTTAGACAATCTGATTGCTCAAAGATTATCTCTCTTTTTGCCTGACTTGCTACATTGTCTGCTCTACCAATAGCTTCACTACGTAGGTAATAAAGTGTTTTCATATTCTTAGCCCATGCTAACATATGAACATTGTGTAGGTCTCCTTTGTTTACATCAGGTGGGAAAAATAGATTCACACTTTGAGACTGACAAATAAATTCCTGTCTCATACTGGCGTGTTCTACTACCCATGCTTGATTAATTTCTACTGCTGTTTTAAAAACTTCTCTTTCATCAGCTGAAAGAAAGTCAAGGTGTTGACAGCTACCTTTATTTGCTATAATGCTTGACCATGTTGAATCATCATTATTTCCATACTTGTCTAGTACTTCTTCTAAAAATTTATTTTTCATTAAGTAAGAACCAGACTTAGTTTTTTGTGTAAAAGCATTTGCTCTATAAGGCTCAATACTTGGACTTGTGTTTCCACAAATAATACTAGAGCTTGCATTAGGAGCTATAGCTAACAGATGAGCATTTCTTACTGAAGCAGTATCATCATCAGGGCACGCCCCTCTTTCTACTGCAAGTTTATGTGTTTCAGCTTCTGCTTGACTCTTAATGTGTTTAAATATTACCATATTAGTACTAGTAGCCATCATACTTTCAAAAGGAATATTATTCTTTTGCAAATGTGCATGAAACCCCATAGCACCAAGACCAATACTTCTTTCTCTAGAAGCACTATACTTTGCTCTTTCTAATTCATCAGGTGCGTTCGCTATAAAATGCGTTAGAACATTATCTAGAAAACGTACTAAGTCAGGTATAAAAGCAGGTATATTTTTCCATTCGTCAAAATACTCCAGATTTACACTTGATAAACAACATACTGCTGTTCTTTCTTCGTTTGTTGCTAGTGTAATTTCAGAGCAAAGATTAGAATGATTCACTTTTAGTCCTTTTCTTTTTTGAAAGTCTGGCAAATCTGATTGCACAGCATCTTCAAACATAAGATAAGGCTCTCCTGTTTCCATTCTATTTTGTAGTAGTTTTACCCATAAAGTTCTTGCACTTACTATTTTTTTCACTTCACCACTGTGTGGGTCTTTAAGTTCCCAGCTATCATCAAATCCTTCTAGTTTAGTTGCCTTATGGATTATTTCCATAAACTCATCTGGTATAACTACACCGTGATGTAAGTTTGTACACTTACGGTTTATATCTCCACCTGTAGGCTTTCTAATATCTAAAAACTCTTCTATTTCAGGGTGACTCATGTGTAAGTAAGAAGCATAGCTACCTCTACGAGTTACACCTTGTGAAAAGGCTAACATTTCTGCGTCAACAACTTTCATAAAAGGAACTACACCTGTAGACTCTGAGCCTTTAGATGTTTTAGTTCCTTGTGACCTAACATCACTCCAGCCACCACCTATGCCACCACCCATTGAGGATAAATAGGCATTTTCTGTATAATGTCCAGTAATTCCTTCTCTACTATCTTCTATATAATTTAGAAAACAACTGATAGGTAAGCCTCGTTTAGTACCACCATTAGATAACACAGGAGTTGCAAACATAAACCAAAGTTTACTAGCATAATCATATATTCTCTGAGCGTGAGCATCATCATCAGCAAAAGCTTCAGCAGCTCTTGCAAAGGCTTCTTGTGGGCTTTGTTCATCGCCAACAAGATATCTATCTTGTAGAGTAAGTTTACTGAACTCTGTTAGTAAATCATCTTTACTATAGTCAATCTGTATCATTCAAATACTCCAATATTTGCGAGGACAAGTCCTCTAAGTTCATGTCTGCTTCGATTAATGCTTGTTCTGAATAACTCTCCAAATCCATGAGTTCAGCATTAAGTAATAATCTATCTGCGTTTTCGTTGAGAGACTGTATAAATTTATACTTGCTGTCAATAGGACAAGCGTTGTATATATCAAATAAGTCTCCATATTGTTCGATAAGTGAGACAGCCCTCTTAGGACCGATTCCTGTTATCCCAGGTACGTTATCACCTGTATCACCTGCTAGACATTTGAGTGTCAGATATTTATCTGGCTCAACATCATAGTGGTCTTCCCAATTATCTAAAGTTATTTCTTTTCTAGTTACTGTACTAAATCTAGAAACATCTTCTTGTATAAGTAAGTCCCAGTCTCTATCTGATGATATCAACCAAATCTCTCCTATACCAAACTCTTTCTTCTTTCCGACTATCCAAGCTGCTAAATCGTCAGCCTCTAGTCCTTTTTGTTTTATTGTTAAATGCCCTCTACTTTTTAGTTGTGTAAAGGCATTACTAAATTCTCCCATAAACTGGGCAAATTCTGCTTTTTCTTGTTCGGTTTGCTCCGCATACTTATCCGACCGATTCGCTTTGTAATCGGGGGCTAATCTTTTTCTATAGGTACTTCCACCATCTGCTAGTATAACTATGTTTCCACAGTTGTATGACTTTGCTAGACTTTCAACAGTTCTTACATAGTCGTGTTTAAACTCGAGCTGTTTAGAGTGCTTCCACCTAAAGGCTACGTTTAGACCATCAACTATTAGTAAGTTCCCATTCTGGATCTGGTTCCCAAGGCTTGAGAAGTTTATCGCCATTTGTAAATTCCAATTTTTCGTTTTCTAGCCACTTTTCTGCGTTCATTATATATGCACCGAGCCAGTTTATGTACATATATCTTTTTTCTTTTACTGGTTTGCGTGTAGTTGCAACAAACCAATTTGAGTAGTTTTGTTTCATCAATATGATAGGCTCTTGCTCCATTTGCTGTGCCTGTAATATTGCTTTGTTCCACCACTTTACAAAATTATTACTTTTCTGTGTAAAAATTTTGTGAGTAAAACCCATATCCTTATAGTGTTTTACTTCTATAAGGAATAGGTTATGTTTATTTTCGACATACAAATCTCCTTTAATTTTACCACTACCACTACCAGGTGTCTGTGTAAAGTCTAAGTTTGTGTGTCTTTTCAATATAGCTGCTACTTCTTTCTCAGCTTTAGTTCCTTTCTGTCTTGCGTTTACCAATTTTAATCATTTCCTTCAATGTTGTTTAAATATCTTGCCTGTTCTAATTTTGCTCTTTCTAAACTGTCCATTTCATTTAATATACAGTCAGGGCATTTCATGCCCAATGGCAAATATACTTTTTTGTTTGAGTGCGGACACTCATGATACCAAAAGGTATCGCCTTCTTTATGAACCATATTACTCCAAACGACTAATATTTTCTTCTTTAATTACTTCAATCTTTGCTAGAAGTGGGTGAGTCCAGCCATGAGATACTAGGTAAGTATTTAAATCCTCTCCAAGTAGTATCTCTACTAACTTCTCTTTACCCTCATCATCTAGTACACTTATTATTTCATCAAGAAAGAGTGTATTAATCCTTGAACTAGAAATACTACTCATAAGTTTTCGTATTGCTAGTAATGTTGCGGTGTTAACTCTTGCGAGTTCACCAGAGGACAACGCAAGTATATCAACTACTTTTGCATTGTCAGTTATTTCTACATTCAGTTTATCATTTGTAACAACAAACTCAAGACTGAATCTACCGTCTGATAGTTCAGATAAGTACTCATTTGTCAAATCTTCCAAATCCTTTACAAGATTCTCGATTTTGTAGGCGAGTAGTCCGTTTGTACTGAAAGCTTTCTTTAAGATTTCAAGGTGGGCAGACTTTTCTTCTACCTTACCCAAAGCTGCGACGAGTTCTTCGAGTTGAGACTCCATACCATCTGATTGTTCTTGAATAATTGAGATACGAGTATTATGGCGTTCCGCCTTCATATTCTCCTCACTTATTCTATCTATCTCGTTATGTATATTTCTCAATTTGGAAGAAAGTTCGTCAATCGAGGAAGATATTTCGTCACCGTCTAAAATCTGAGAAGGTAGACTACTGTCCAAATCACGAATAAAATCTTCTTTCTGTCTTTGCTGGTTTTTCTGAATCACCACTTTCTTGTTGTGTTCCTTAGCCTCCGCAATTTTTTCTTTGAGTACAACTGTTTCATTTTCCGCAATTGTTTTCTGACTGAAGTAAAATTGATTGAGTTCCTCCACTTTTTCATCATTTACTTCTTGCTCACAAGTTGGACATTGTCCATGTAGTTCCGAGAGTTTATCCAAGTGTGCTTGAGCTTCAGCTATCTTGGAACCGAAGGTTCCTTGTTGCTGCAGCATAGCAGTAAGGGATATTTCCTCTCCTACAGGGTCTAAATGACCTTGTCGTTCTAGGTCTTCGAGTTGCTCTTTTATAAAATTATTATCTATAATTTTTTTATTTTTTTCCGAAATTTTTTCAAAATCGCTTTGTAATTGCCTTAAAGTTGTCTCGTCACTTTCTGATGGTTTTGGTAAATCTAAGATAGGAAGTATGTCTATACTCTCTAATTTATTTTCTTCTAACCATTTTACTATTGTGTCAGACCTACTATTGAGGCTATTGACTTCAAAAGAAATCTCTCTAGCTGCGTCCTTGAATATATCAAAGAACTCTACATATTCTTCTAGCTTTAACAAATCAATGAGAAACTTTTTTCTGTTTGTATCTGTTGCAGTTAGGAACTGTAATGATGTATTTGTATTCTGATAAACAAGCTGTGTGAAAGTCTTAAAATCAAGTCCAAGTAGTTCTTGAACTGTCTTGTAAGTATTCGTAGCAGTATGAGAGGAAATATCCTCTCCATTTTTATACAGTTTACATTTAATTGATGCCTTACGAGATACATCAATCTCGTAATCGTCTTCATCTACCTGAAAGGTAAGATTGATAGCATAGCCATTGTTGACGAATCTATTTTGTATCTCTTGCTTTTTTATTCCTTTACTATTCTTATTGAATAGGACTTCCTCGATAATAAGCGGAATGGAAGACTTGCCCATTCCGTTTGTACCAACAAGTTGGGTGAGGTTGCTGTCATTAAGGTCAAGAGTATTATTTTGCCCATAGCTGAAACAGTTATCCCAGCGTAGCTTTTTTAGAATAATCATTAAATACTCCCATAATTGATTTAATTTTATCGTCAGTTAAATTTAGTATCGCACTTAGGTACTCTACTAGTTCTTCTTCCATTGACATTTCTTTAAGGTTAAGTGTAGCTTCAGTACTTCGTTTTACAACTTTTTTATCAAGTAACTCAGAGTTCTTGATATTTGCTAAGTCAGCTACATCACCTTCTATTTCATAGATAGTATGGTGAAAGTCTGTGCCAATCATTTCATTTTCACTTTCTACTGTTTTTCTTAGTAGTTGTGGTAAATCAAATTCATGCCAGCTCCAATCTCCATACATTCCTTCATCGTCAATGAGAAGATATCCTGTTTTAACTACATCTCTGTGAAAAGATGTAGTCATAGGACTGCCTGGATATACAATATTTCTCTGCGTATTGGAGTGGCTATGTAGGTCACCCGCGTATACTATAGGAAAGTTATCGAATCTATCCAAGTCAACCTCTGGTGTAACATGAGGAGGTATTTCACCCCTTACATGAGTAAACAAAGGTTTGTCAAAATTACACTTTTCTATTCCACCTTTTTTATGTAAGTCTACATAAGGTAGTATAGTTCCCCACGAATATTCTGTGGTTGTATCTACAATTTCAACTAAAGGGTTTATATCAGAGGTTGCTCTCTTTAGGTTACTAAAGAATGTTTTGTGCTTTTTTGTTGCTTCATGGTTACCATCAAAAATAATGGTTGGAATATCTACATCTTTGATAAAATCAAAGTACAAAGTTATTTCGTCCATTGAAGGAACACGGTCAAATAAATCTCCACCTATAATATGCAAGTCTACATTTTCTTCAAGTTGATGTAGAATTTCAAAAAATAACTTGTATCTACTACAAGCCCATGCCATAGGTACATTTTTTTGACCAAGTTTTATGTGCCAATCTGCTGTAAATAATATCACGCTACGAAGTCATCTCCTGGTTGCCAATCACAACCTGTAAGACCACCTGCTTGTAAAGCTTTTAGTGTTCTTAATATTTCGTTTGCGTTTCTACCTGTATCAAGTGCATTTACTGAATAATGTTGTATTTCATGGTCAGGGTCTATAATAAAAGTAGCTCTATAAGGAACTCCTTCTTTATGATTATAAACTCCTAATTCTTTAGCAAGTTCGCTACCAGCATCGCAACACAAAGGGTGTTGGATATTTCTTATAATATCATTACTTTCTTTCCAAGCTAACTTACAATACTCATTATCAGGACTAAATCCTAATACATCAGCATCGCCCAGCAGTTTATCCATATCGGCTATTTCTGTTGGGCAAATGAATGTAAAGTCTTTTGGATAAAAATAAAGTACTGTCCACATATTTTCTTGAAGCACATCAATATCAATAAATATATTATCAATATCAACAGCTACTGTTGTAAATTCCGGGAATCGGTCTCCTATTGTAAAATCCATAAGTTTCTCCTAACTAATGCTGAATTCTGAGTCAACATCTGAAGGTGCTTCTGAACCTTCTGGTTGTGTTACTCTTTGTAAAAGCTCTAACTGTGCGTCAGGTGTAGGTCTTGCTAGAACATCGTCCATTGAACGAAGCTCTGCAATTGCTTCTTGTTCTGCTTCTGTTAAAGGTCTTGGTTTGCACTTTAGTGCTTGTAGTCTGTACTCTACATTAAATGCCATAGGTCCAGTCTTAACTCTTTGGAAGTAAACGTCCCACCCTGTTTCAGGGTCAGTAGGATCGCCTAAATCTTCTGCGGCAACCATAATTTGTTCCATGAGTTTCTTTTTAAGATTAACAACTTTTACATTGCCATCAGCTGGGTCTATAGCTTGAATAGCGTATGCCCAACCACATTTTAAATCAGGAAAGAAAGACCTTACATGGTCAGTTTCCTTATTATTGAAAGTTTCTGTATTTCTGTCGAAAGCTAAACACTCCATAGGAATGTTTTTACCGTTTTCTCCTTTAATCCAATAAACATATCTTGGTAGTATATCCCCTACTAATCTAAAGACATTGTCTCCTTCTTTGTAAGTATACTGGTCGATTGAGGACTTTTTCGCTGCCCCCGAAGCTTGATTAAATTTTAATGCCATTTATGTTCTCCATTTAGCGTTATCTTCAAATAGAAAGTGTACTAGACCATTCTCTATCCGAAGCAATCTGTTGCGATTTACTATGTTTTCACTTACAGGCAAATGTATCAACTCTAGTGTTGTTTGCCCTGTTTGTTTGTAATTAAAATAATTTCGGTATGAAGCTACTGCAATATATTCTGCAGCTTCTTTATTACTATAATTTCTTCGTTCTGCAAGTAACTGCCGAGGATTTAGTAAAAAACTATCACCGACAAAAGACTTCCCAAAATATTTATAGGTCTTATCTTTTCTACTAGCAGGGATTCTTTTATAAGTTAATAAATGAACTATAGTGAGTATTGAAGTTGAATCTCCTTTGGTCTCACTATTTATCTTTTCCCAATTATATTTTATCATATATTATAACAAATTTTGAAACTCGTGTCAAGTAGTATTTTTCGGAGGTGCTTACAGGGTTGATATCTCATATCCTTGTTTGAGATAGTACCCCATACGTAAACTAGCCTGCCTCTTTGCAGTCTTTCCAATTAAATTTATATCTACTACTACGGGTTGTTGTTTTCCTTCATAATCCCTAATTATTCTACCAATGAGCTGTGTAAGTAACGGCTCGTTATTTACTGGTGTAGCAAGTATTAAACAGCTTAGAATATTTAAAGAAATACCCTCTGAGAATATAGACTGTGTTCCATACAGAACGTCTTTGTCCTCAAAAATCTGATTAATTATATCTGCTCTATCTTCGTGATGGATTTTTCCAGTCACACAAACTGCGTTATCACCAGTGAGTTCTGCGCAGTTTCTGAGAAAGTCTACTCTATCAGATACCACTAACACTTTATGACCTTTGGCTGCGTACGATGACGCGGCCATTGCCACAGAATGTTGGTATTCTGGGTTGTATGCTAACTCATTTATTCTATTTGCCCAAGGGATACTATTTCCGTCCATAAAGCGTATATCTATTGGTAGGATATGAACTTTAGGCATCATAAAATTTTCCTTTGGTGGTTTTAAAACATTATCTCCAAAGTAATCACGAAAGACTACATGTCTACCATCTTTTCTTTGTAATGTTCCAGTTAAGCCTATCTTATGTCTAGCACAATTCTTATCTATAATTCTAGAAAAGGTAGGTGCGCTACAGTGATGCATTTCATCTAGTATAAGAGTGCCAAATTCTTGTCGTATCTCTGGAATCTTTCTATACAAACTTTGTATATTCCCTATAACGACTGGACTGTCTAATTCAAATTTACCACTACCTATGATTCCAGGTGTGATATTAAAAACTTTCTTTACTTCATCTTCCCATTGTTTCCTTAGAGCTAAAGTATGGGTTATCACTAAGGTTTTCTGACCTAGTTTCTCAGCTATTGCAAGACCTGTAAATGTCTTACCCCAACTTACCCAAGCGTTAATAATGCCGCCATCTCCAATCTCATCATATACTGATTGTTGGCTTGGTCTTAATGTCAAATTAAACTTGGGGAAGTCTACTGGTTTTACTACTCTCTTATCTACTACTTCGTGGTCTGCGGGGATTAGGTCTATTCTGCCCACCGGTATAGCTACTAATCCCTGTCTTATAAGTGCCATATTTTTTATAATGAGTGGTGGGTCACCGAACTTAAACGAAGGTATGGCATACGTAAGTTCGTCATCAATCTTTTTCTGTTGCGCGGGTAATACTTCTAGGTAAATCCTATCACTTATAACTGCTTTCATTTTATCCAGTGTATTCCTTGTAATTCTTTTTTATCAGACCATACAAACCATGCATAGTCTATAGCATCTGTTCCTTTGCCTGTAAATGAGGGTCTTTTACTTAATATAAATAATCCATCAGGCGGGAACTGTTGCCAAAAATCATATCTTTTCTGACTTCCTAAAAAATTTAGTCTTAATAACATTATTACTGTAGGTGCTAATGACATAGAATGTTCAATGAATTCCTGTGCTAATGAAAAAGGAGGGTTAGTAAATATCAAATCAGCTTCTTCAAAATGATTGAAGAAGTTTATATCTTCTTGTATTTCACACCAATCTACTTTTAATCCTTGTCCTTCTAAGAAAGATACTATTCTTCCATCTCCTTTACAAGGTTCTAGAGCTGTGTCAAATTGACTCCAATCTATAGGTAATTTTTGATAACACCATTCTGGTGTTGGATAATAATCGTAAGTATTTCTCATCTCCAGTCAGGTCCACTATACCACTGCACTAAAGAATATCTAGTACCTTTTGTTACAGGAGTTACCTGATGTTCTAAAAAAGAAGGGAATACTATTATAGTCCCTCTATTTCTAAGTTCTTTTTGATTATTATTTAATTTATACCCAAAGAAATTTTTTATCTCAAAGTCTCCACCTTCATAATCATCTGGGTGACTTAACTGTACTGATACCGACAGCTTTCTTACAGGAACTCCTTCTTCTAGTTTGACATTTGTATCTCTATGCCAACCATATTTTGATTGTAGTCCATAGATAGAAAATTGTACTTTTTCACTTTGACTTATTATATAGTTCCATTTTGCCTCAATATTTGCAGTAGCTACATAACTTTTTAATAAAGCATCTACTTGACTTTCTTTACTAAACCAAGCTATACTACCCTGCCTTAAGCTAGGGTCTTTAGTATTATCACTATTTACTCCTGCTGATTTAAAGTTATCTAAAGCTAGTCCTTGCTGTATTATTAAGTCACACGCTTCATCGGGTAATACTTTATCCCAAAAGTAAAAAGGAATATCTGCTACACTTTTCATTTATATAATTTTGTACTCCATGGGTTTACTGCTACAGACACTCTGTGGCCTGTAAAATCTCGGACATAATGTTCTAGTCCTGGGTTAAATATTACTAATCTATTTACTACTGGTCTTACTTCTATGCCATTCATAAATACTAATTCTCCGCCCTCTAAGTTTTCTACTTCTAAATAAAATACTGTAGAGCATGTAGGGAATCTTGATATTCCCTTTTTTAAATAAGCAACTTCGTCTTTATCTTGATGAACATCGCTTGGTTTTGTATTAAAATGTGTCCAATATTCATAATTACTATTTTTAACCATAAAAAATAAGTCTGCTTTTTCTAATATTGTTCTGCACATTGCTTTGTTTTGGTGTCTTTCTTCCCACTCAAAAAAGCCTTCTCCCTCTTTTGAAGAATAACCACTAACAAAAGGATTATCACTTCTGTTAATATTACTACTAAATATTTTTAATTGATGTGGCATAAAAAGATTATCAATTATGTGTATCATATTTTTCTCCATGAGTTCTTTTTCTTTTTATTAGATGTATCATATAGTAGCCAAGGCACTCCATCTCTGTATAAAAGACCTGCCCAAGTTTCTCCTTCACTAATAGGTCTATCTAATGTAAAAGGATATGGACAATCTTTTATCCACATTACACTTGCCACATTCTTTTTATCTACTCTTAGTATTTTATGATATTTTAATTCTGCTTTTGTTGTTTTTATTTTTCTAAACCATCTACCTCTACTATCTATATAGTACTTACCTTGATGGTCAAGATAGTTTCTTATATTTTTAATCATAGACTTTAAAGGGTATATACTTGTCATAGGAGTTTGCAATCTTCTCATGCCTAAAGTTTCTCCTTTCATATTAGTATCATCTAATACTTGGTTTTCTATCCAGAGTATGCCATCTACAGACATTATCTCATCTGTGTGCAGTACAAATACAGGAAATTTTATTTTATCATATATCATATTTGGCTTCAAACTTCCCAAAGG